GAAGATTAAGCCTAATTAATCGTATAATTATAGGCAAATTTCTATTAATGTGCAACTAGAAATGAGCTTTGATATTACAAAGGTGCCTATGGTCCGTGTGACGTGGTTAGACGCCCGTGATACAGAAACAGGCTGGTTGCCTATAAAAGACATACTTAATGCTCCGTTAGCCGTGTGTCAAGAAGTAGGATACATGGTTGTTAATAATCATCAAAAAATAGTTGTTATGCGCTCTTGGTGCACTGATAAAGATGATAATCATGGTGGTGGTTCGATAGCAATACCACGTGGTTGGGTAACAAAGATAGAGTATTTACAGGTCGCTTATTCAGAGGCAACGTAGTTGTCAAGAAAACAATTTTAAAAAGTTCTGTTGATTTCATGTAAAACATGTTTAAATTACTTTCTCACCAAAATTAACAATCAATAGGAGATTATATGACAGAACAAGAATATTTAAGCGCAATAGCTAACCTTGCTGATAAGGTGAGTAGATATCATGAAAGATTATTAGCAGCAGAAAGAGATCTAGAAAGACACATTAACAGTGCAGACCAACATCGTTGTGAAGACTGTGATTGTGAGAACCGTTAAAGTTCTCCGCCATCTCCAAATACTTCAGGCATTTTAACGACTCTGATGGTAACGTCTTTGGCTTTTGTTTCAGACCAAAGTTTACCACAGTCGTTACATATGCCAGTGGCTTTTTCTTCATCATCAACTTCATTTCCACAATTATTACAATAAATTTTTACGTAAACTTCAGGTTTTAAAATTGGTACTTCTTTATCACCAACTTTTTCTGTGCCAATTTGTTCGGCATCTTGTACTTTTTTACCTATATTTTCATCTGACATTACGTAATCTCCATTAAACTTACTAATATTTTTACACCATTTCCAAGTATTTTAATAGCATCTTGTTGCTCTAAAACCACAGGATGTGTAAGAACCTCTGATTCTGCGCCATCTGCTAAGCTATCTTTGTATAATTCTATTTCTAATGGTGAACTTGCGTCATAATCTAATACAGCTACAGTTGTCGTTACCGCACCACCTGTTTGATTAGATAATCTAATGCTTTTTACAATAGCTGTCGTAGGTAAAACAGGAGGAACGGCACCAGAATCAGCCGTAGGAACCGTATATACAGCTGTATTTGACCCTGTTGCGGTCTTAGAAAAACTTTTAAAACTATCCGCCAAGGAAAAAACTCCTTGCTGTGGATTCGTCTTTTATGTCTTGTTGAAATCCAAAATTTAATTGCTGTGTAATCTGCTCCAACACACGAATAAGGGCATCAAATTGTGATGGTTCGTATTCTGGTGTTGAGTCAGGTAATCTAGTTGTGCTTATTTTAGCCATTATCTACCTCCATCTGGTTTTACATCTAGTCTTAGCGTGCCATAACGCCAATTAGCACCAACATCAGTGCTACGTATATCTACATTTGCTTGTCTACCTCTACCACGTAAATCAAATTTAGTGGTATTCGTTGTTATTGTTCTTGATATATCAGTTGAAGTGTCTGAGGGAAATGATTTCAAACCTAATTTTATAGTTGCATCTCCTACTTGATCTTTAAAATCTGGTATACCTCTGCTTATAGAAAGCATTTGTTGTCCATCTTGTATGTCAAAATCACCAGATGTAATAAATGCTGTCATGGCAGTGCCATCATCATCAAATCCTACTTCATGTTCATAAAAAGTTGTTGCCCCAGCGGTCAAACCTAAAACAGTTGGCGTCGTAGCTGTATTGTTAGGAAAATATTTTGTTGCGTATGGTTGTTGATACACGCCGTAATCCGACCAAGAAGTTCTATCCAAGTTAGATGTGTGCCAAGATTTTTCTAAATAGTTGTATGTAACTGCTCTATCTATTTGTGTTGACGCTGCAGATGGGTAAAACCAAGTTATTTCATTAAATTCAGAATTTATACCTGCATATGTTTCAGGATAATTAGCAATACTAAAATCTTCAAACACGTAATCTTGCACGCTACATGGTAATTTTTTGACTGTACCATCATACAAGTAGAATGAATTTTGAGACATCCAGTAAGCAACACCGTTGATGTCAACGGCTGAGTGCACACCAACAGCACCACAATTGGCGCCGAGCTCTACTAATGAAAATGTGAAGGGAGCGCCTACAAACTGCAAAGCATGTAAAGAATTATCTGTCCACACCAATACGGCGTTTCTAGATCTAACTGCAGCTACTATTTTAGAGCCATCCTGTATTCTAAAAGAACCAGAAGTATTAGTTGCTGTTGGTGTCCATGTTGTAAAGTCCTCTTGTGATGAGAACCGTAAAAATAAATCATCTCTTGTTGAGCTATCTCCAATTGTAGTTTCTGTACCAAATAAAAAAACATGTCTGTCTGGCATTGACACAAGGTTAAATCTAGAAGTTGTAGGAGCTTGTGATATGACAGTCGCCCTTGTGCTTAATCCTGCCGATGTATCCCACCTAAAAGTACCACCTTTGTGCACCGTAGCTATTAAATCTTCGCCAAAGTTATCAAAGCTCCAGTTTCTACCGTCTAGTGTAACTGTTGAAGTAGATCTTGGTGTATTCCAGGTGCTTGTATTCCATGTGCCAATACCCCAACCATAACCATACACAGAAGCATCTGGCCCAATACTAATTTGATAGTTAATATTACCAGTGCCACCACCTCCAGAAGTAGATCCAGAAGCATTACTAGTTTGTGTTACAACATAATTGTTAGAGTCTGTAATAGATGTAATCTCAAACTCTGCATTCATGTCAAGTCCATCAATTGCAGAAAAAGAGTCAAAGGTTACAAAATCACCAAGCGAAGCCTGGTGACCATTGTCTGTTACAGTAACGTTGTTAGTTCCATTTGTTGTAAACGGATTTGATATACTGCTTGTTGTTTTTCTTATAGGAGTAACATCAGCTATTGTACCCTCTGTGTATATGTAAAATTTTCTATCTGTTCCGAGAGCCGTGTACCGTACTCCATCTAAAGATGTCCATGCATGAATATCTCTAGCTACACCAATAAGTGTGTCATCAATTAGTTTTTGCCAACCACCTACTTTTTGTGGCAAACCATAATGAAATCTTACGTTGTCAGAGTCTATCCAACGTCCTTCAGCACCATATTCGGTATTTTGTTTATCTATTCCAGGTGCAAAATTTAATTTTGTTAACGGCATTATAATCTCAAATATCTAAAAACAATTTCACCAGCACCACCAGCACCACCTGCTGAAGAGCCTGGCTCCGTTCCACCGCCACCGCCACCTGCACCTCTTGTGCCTGCAGTTCCAGCTGTATTACCATTTGCACCGCCTATTCCGCCAGTATTACTTGACCCAGCAAAAGAGTCACCTCCGTCGCCACCACCAATTGTACAGTTGTCGCCTCCACAGTTGCCTGGGTTAGCTCCAGCTGTGCCATCTCCCTGTTGATTGAAGGTGCCTCTTGGACCACCAGTAAAACTTGTAATATCTAAACCATCAACCGTTGTGCCAGAAGTTATTGCGGTTGCAAAACCTGATCTTGTGCCTCCTGCGCTTGCGTTGTTTGTACGAAGAGGGCCTTGAACACCTCCACCAGAAACAGATGCAGCAGCTCCGCCTCCTAATGTAAATATAGGTCCTGTTGTTGCTCCTGATAAAGTTGTTGAACCACCAGTTCCTGATGATCCACTATAAACACCAGTCCCAGCAGCGCCACCATCTCCAATTACTAAAGTTAATATTTCACCGCCAGTAACAGCAAAAACCATATCAGAAATAAATGCACCTGATGCCCCGCCAGGTCCAGCGGATTCACCTCCTGCTTTATCGTAATCAGCTCCACGATAACCTCCAGAACCTCCACCGACTGCAGATTGAATGTGTATGCGATTCGCCAAGGCTGGAACTCTGTCAGTAAAAATTCCTGCAGTGCTAAATGTTTCTAAAGTTGTTGTTTCAAAAATGGTATAAAATTCTTTCCATACGCCTCCTGTTTTAACGTACGCATTTAATATTGTTTTATTTGTAAAACTTGTAGAGTCTCTACAATACATTTGATCAGGTGTATCACCCGATGTATCTAGTATTCTCCAATCTCCACCATCTTTGACATACATTGGCATGGCACTTTATGATACCTTCAACCAAATATCTCCGTCACTGCCACCTGTAGGATTATTCGTGCTTACAGTTCTGTCTCCATTAGCGTTTGTGCCTGCAGTCGCAGATATAAAAGCTTGTACGTCTGATCCAATTGCAACACCTAAGTTTGTTCTTGATGTGCTTGCAGCAGATACATCATTAAGGTTATTGCCTGGTTTTAGAACGCCAGTGACAGCAGCACCAGAAAATTTATACTTAATAGATTCGTATGTTGGCATATTATTTCTCCAGTAGTTTCCAACCAAATGTTGCTCCAGAATAAACAAGAGCAAAAGCTGCTCCTTCTGTTGCAACCGTAAGGTCTGATGTTTGTCCGTCTATTTTATGGCTATTTCTATCAATAGTCAAATTAGCTGTATCAAAAGTATTAGCAAGATCAACAAAGCGTATTTCATCACCTACAGCAGCCGTAGCTGGTAATGTGATTGTAAAAGCCCCACCTTGTGTATCTGCAAATATTTTATCTCCAGCAAAAGCTGTATATGTTGTTGTTTTTGTTAACCAATCACTACCTTGAGTTTGTATTTCAAACCAGTTTGTAGCATCAGTTGATAAGAAAACGTTTCTATTAGGGTTAATAACAAATGTATTACCACTACCACCAAGTCTAGCTGTGATAGTTTTAGTAGTGCTTGCATTTCTTAAAAAGTATAATTTTTCTACTGCAGGAAACTGCACAATAAAGTCAGTAGCATGGCCTGTAAATATAATTGCAGCTTGTCTAGCTTCGTTTGCTGTTTGTGCGCTTGGTCCGTTACCACTTGTTAGTGAATAAGGGCTAGATTGTGCACTTAAATCTCTTGTATAAACACCTGCAATAGATTGTTCTAATGACTGAGAAAAGTTGTTATTGGTAATATTACCCCAGTTATTAGACTGTTCACCAGACCCTATAAGCTCTATCTTTAACCTTGTTGAAAATGTTGACGCCATATCTTATCCTAACACATTAAGCCGCTTCTGACCATACCATTGTTGCTGCATCATCAACTTCTCTCCAAGTGTATTTTGCTACAGTTCCTACATTTGACTGCATTGATTGACCTGTTGGTATAACCGTTGCAGTGCCAGAAATCGTTGGCGATCCTACAGCAGTTACCGCCGCAAGTCCAGTTGGTATTGCTACGGCCGATGTTGAAATGCTAGGTGATCCGACAGCTGTTGTACTTGTTACACCAGCAGGTATTACGAGAGCTCCTGCTTGTACTGTCGCTGCACCCTGACTTATTGTTCCAGATTGGCCTTGTGGTATAACTGCTAGAGCTACACCTAATGATCCTACTGAAGACGTAGCCGATACGCCCGAAATATTTACTGTTTGGTTTAGTGTTAATTGACCTACTGCTGTGTTAGCTGATACACCGTTTGGTGTTACTACAGTCCCTGGCGTTGCTGCTCCGAGAGCCGTGGTCATTGAGACACTAGGCGCAGAAACTGTTATTCCAGAACTAATTGATGTAGCACCTACCGCTGTGGTAGCACTTACACCACTAACTGAAACTACTACTGATCCAGATACGCCCTGTGAGGCAAAAGCTGCCTCGGCGAAACTTGAGGCCGCAAAGGTCATTTACAGCTTATCCATCTCCGCCTTGACGGCTGTCCATGTTAATTCCGAATGTGGATTTGTAGTTGTTGTGATTGCATCTCCATTCTCATCTGCACCTGTAACCCACTCTATTTTATTAAAATCACTTTCACTATCCACATCACCTCTAATTACAAATTGAGCTGATGGTTTAATTTTATTCATAGCGTCACCACATTTCATAGAACTTGAATAAGTCATGCTAAAATCTCCCAACATTGTATTTGTGAATAATTACTATCGTTATTGATAGTTATCGATAAATTATTCCAACAACCAATTCTTACGCTGTATGTTATAGCACTATTTGATGAGGGAGAATCTATATACATAAACGAATGTCTTCCACCATCAATAAAATCACTATTGGTGCTTTTATGATACTTATCATACAAAGTTGTACTTGTTTGTATAGCTGTGGTGTCTCGTCTTATTCTCAATCCAAAACCTCTGTCTGTGTTGGTTGTACCAACAGAATATTTTACATATCCCATTACCAAAACTTTTGAAGAAGTAGCTGAGGGCGTTATTGCTTGCGATAAACTAATACTTCCATAACTTGTAGATGATATTGTAGTTTGAGAATTGTTTTCTGACTGTAACACTTGACCAATCTTACCAGGAGCAAAGCTGGTAGCACCAGTGCCACCATTACCTGTAGCAAGCGTACCTGTAACGTTAGTCGCTAAATTTATTGCTTGATTAAGTCCTAGTCTAGTTAGTGCCATTACGGTTTACTCCAAACTGTATGTGTTAAGTTTCCTTGCTCATCTCTAGCGAGTAATAAATCATACTCATCTTCCGTTGTATAATCTTGCGGTATGTTTCTTAGGTTTTTTCTGTAAGTAGTCATTTCACTACTCATTGTGACATCACTCAAAGCATAGAAATCTGTTTCTTGTAGTTTTTTTAATCTCAATTCTTTTATATAATTTAATTTAGCTTCTTCAGTTATCACATTTTGTGATATCTCTTCATCTGTCATATCTCTAACAACACCATTAATATTTATTTTTGACATTATCTACTTACTCCATAAATTCTCATTTCATAATCTTCAAAGTTACCCGAACCTAAATAAAATTGAAAACCATCGGGCACTGTTCCATTTACAAATTCAAACACACCAGTTATTTTCCTACAATGTCTATCACCTGAGTCATAGTTAGATATTTTTGCTGTCCAATCACAAATACTAATACCCATATTAGAAATCAAACCAACAGGAAAAATCATACCTTGAAAAGAAAGTGTCCTTGTTCCTGCTCCATCAGTTATGTATGCATGGTCACTTGAAGCACCAGAAGAAATAGAGGGGCTAGATTCTCCTTGTTGTATTGATAAGTTTGCAAAATTGTATACCGAAGCAGTTAAAGCTGACCCTCCATCTCTAAATCTTGCTCTTAATGTTACTCCATTACTACCTATTTTCAGCAGTGCTACTACTTTATATGCGGCATAAGAAGTATTATCCATTATACTATCTAATGCAACTGTAGAAACATCAGATGTACTTTCTATAGTTCCTAACAAAGTTAAACCACCACTTGGTAAATTAGATTTTTGCACGTGTTTAAATGCATTGGAATCCGCTGAGTCAGCTATTAAAAACTTATCAGCGTCAACAAGTGAGGTCTTTTCTGTAGCACCTGTAATAATACTTGTTGGAAGCGTTACTGTTCCAGCGCTAAGATTAGTTGTATCGCCTGCTTCACCAATTTGTGTATTGGTTCCTGACGCTGGTGTAATCTTATCTACTTTTAGTTCACTTGTCATATCTTATCCTATTAATTTATACCCCTGAAAAATACACTTGTTATCAGGTGAACCTGTGCTAGCTGGTATTGATGGTGTGCCTTGATCATTGTTATTTCTAACATAAATTTCAAGATAATCACTTGCTGATAAATCCATCAGCATAGCTGCAAACACACCTACCTGATCATTACCTTGTTCATTGTATGGACCATATCCGTACATTTGGTTTACACCATTTTTATGAATTTCAAGCCTTGGAAAAATAACTCCATAACTTCCAGAAGTTTGAAAAATAATTGATGCACTAATGTAGTAACGACCTGCCTGACCACTAGGTACTGTAAATCTATAAGTAGACGGATCATATGCTCCTGCACTATCTAATAATTCTGAATTAAATGCGGCTTTAGTATTAACATTATCAGATAATGTTTGTTCTGAAGATAAAGTCGCCTGAAAATAAGGTGTATTGCTAGGAAAATTACTTAACGTTGCAGTAGATGGCAATGTAATCGTGTCACCTGACTCACCAATCGTGATTGACGATCCAGACTGCTTGATGATTTCGTTTACTTTAATTTGTGATACCATTACTTTAACCTCATCTTATTAATTTGTATCCAGAAAAATATGTGTTGTAAGAGTCTGTGATAATTTCTGCTGAATTGTTACTATTTGCATTGTTTTGAAGTGCATAAATCATGTAATAATCACTAGTTGAACTTGTATAATCTATAAAGGATAAAGTTACAGAGTGTTGTTGCATTAATTCAGAACTATTACTAATCTTTTGAAAATTTTCTGCTACAGTATTTCCATTTTTTAAAAGTCTTATTCCAACCCTTCTACCAAGATTACTACTGTTAAATTCAATAACAACACTTGCATTAAATTTATAATAACCTGTTGATGCAGGAGTATATCTTCCATTTGATACATCAAATTTTGAATCTAAATCAAAAGCTTCTGCGTTAAAATTTACATTAGTCCAGGTGTCATGGTTTATAGAAAAAGATCCATTTCTATAAGCGTTAAAAAGATTTTCATTTGTTCCACCAAAACCAGTCGCCGTTCCTGCATTTGCTATTGTGGCACCTGAAGGTATGTTTATTGTGTCGCCTGATTTACCTAAACCAATAGTAGCTGTGTTGCCATCACCTATCTGTAAAGCACTGCTACCTGATGGTGTATCTATTGTAATTGTTTCTAGTTTACTCATACGATTACAAACGTTGCTCCTGATGGTACGGTTAAGGTTGAACCAGATTGTACCGTAAATGGTCCAGCTACAAGTGCATTGTCACTTGCTGCTAATGTTAAATTCTGTGTTAGTGTTTGCACGTTTCGATATACTCCGTTTATGGTTGTTAGTTTTTCATACGAGATACTTGCATCTGCAGGTGTGCCTGCATCGAAACTATTCCCTAGCAAGATACCAAAGAATGTATCGGTGCTTTGCGGTGCTCCTGTAAAGGCTATTGTACTACGAGAACTACCAAAAGTAAATGCACTGTTAGGTTCCTGAATAACCCCAGATATAGAAATAATCAATTGGTTAAGACTTGCTATTTCTGCAGTCTCACCACCTATCTGTATGTTAAACTGTGTATCTGATCCGTTAAATCCTGATGAAATGTCATCGATTTTCTGGAACGCGCCAAAATCTAAACCTGGTCCAATATATCCCATTAATTATTTTCCCATGCTGTAACTAATTCATTATATTTTGTTATAATATCTTCTTTAGCTATTGGTGTTGTATTGTTATACCATACAATATCGTCCAACTTTGCAGTGTCATGTGATGGACATGAAAATTCTGCATCTGCGTTGATAGCTTTTATAGCTGCTCCTATTGTTGGTTTAGGTGTATAAGTCATGCTAATACCTCCATAAGTGTAATCATACATTGTGAACCACCATTTGCTACAGTAACTGTTTGTGCTCCGTCAGTTCCAATTTGTATTGTGTAAGTTGTTGCTGAAGTTGTGTTTGGCGAATCTAAATATTGCACTGAACTTCTACTAGCATTTACATCACCATCTCCGTAAGTATCTTTTTGGTTAGGTTGTGTGAAAATATTAGATGTTGCTCCACCACTTATTGCTCGTTCTATTTGAGTTTTATATCCTCTATTACTACCATGCTGTGCTTGAATAGTATAATTAACATAAACTTTTGAGTCTGATGCAGTTGGAGTAATAGTAGCGGCTAGTGTATTTCCTCCACCAGTTATATCTCCAAAACTTGATGCGGCAAAATCTGTATCTGTTGAAAAAATTGTTTGAATAACTTGTGCAATTTTTCCAGCGTCGACAGCAGAACTAGCAACTGTCGTAGTGCCAGTAAACTTTAAAAACTGTCCTGTGGTTCCAGACGTTAAGCCTGTACCACCATTCGCTACAGGGATTGTCCCTGTTATTCCTTTTGTTACGTCTATCGTTGCAAATGCCATGTTATACTCCTATGATTCTATTACTCTCATTATTGACCACACAGCACTCTCAGCCAATATATTTCTACTGTTACCATTATTCTGTACTGTATAAATTTCAAAATAATCATTTGCTGCTACATTAAGCATTATACTTAAACTGTTAAAAAAAGCCGCGCCACTCTTAGCTGTAACAAGTGTAAATGTAGGTATCATTGCATTACCATTTTTATATATCTTCATCCAATTCTCTATTTCATTATTCATGGTTTGCAATTCCATAGTGCAATTAAAAAAGTATCTACCTGCTGTGCCACAAGTCCATTTGTTACTTGAAAACTCATTATCAGTATCAACAAGTTCGGTATCAAAAATTATTTTAGTTGCTGTTCCAGTTGATAAACTTTGTGTCGCACTATTACGAACTAGAATAAAAGGTGTATTAGTTCCACCAAAGCCAGTTTGAGTTCCATTGTTTGTAATCGTACATCCGCTTGGAACTGTTATTGTTGATCCAGAGCCGCCTAAAGTTGCATTTGCGCCCGCAGGAATACTAATGGTATCCCCTGACTGGCCCACGGTTATCGTGCCAGTGCCCGTACGCTTGAGTATTGTATCTACTTTTAAAGTGCTCATTTATACCCCTATTAATTTATACCCACAAAAAAATGTTACTGTTGCATCTGTATTAACATTATAAGTTGTGCCTGAATCTTGATATGCAAATGTTTCAACATAATCTCCAGCGGCTAACACAACCACACCACTAACATTTGTTGTATTGTAAGCCTTATTAACTGCAACCATACCTAATTTATTATTACCATTTACTCGAACAAATACAGAAATTTTATCTGTATCATTTCCGCTGTCAGCTCCCCAACTAGAACTTATCCAGTACTTTCCACCTTCGCCAGAAGGAACTGTAAATCTGTAATTAGTTGAAGGATCATAAGCACTATCTGTGTCATAAACTTCAGTATTAAAAACTACTTTAGTGTAATTACCACTTACAAGAGATGTTGCAGAACTTGATGTTGCATAAAAAGAAGGAGTGTTATCTCCACCAAAGCCAGTAGCAGTACCCGCGTTAGCAATCGTCACCCCTGACGGGATGTTGACCGTATCACCTGAAACGCCTATATTAATTGTAGACGTGTTCGTGCTACCAATTTGCATGGTAGACGTTCCAGATCTGGTATCAATAGTATCTACTTGTACTTTACTCAATTACTTCTCCTTACGACTTAGGGTTATCATCTTTGATCTTCTTGATTCTCGCCTTCCAAGCGTCGATATCTTTATATATCTCATCAAGCTGATCGCCAATATCACCATAAGCTGCTTTTCTTGTAGCTCTTACAATATTGTTTGCCTCTTCGGTATTACCAGCCGTTTCATAACTAGCTAGTTGCTCGTCAGTTGGTTTATCTAAACCATCGACGCTCCAGCTTGCTATATACGGGCCCTTACCGTCAGAGTCATCCTGTAAAGTTACATTGCCACCTGGACCGAACTCAGCCGTTTTGCTGTTCGCTGCACAGTAGAGCGCTACTTTAGTTGATAGACTTGCCATATAGACCTCCTTTTAAAATTGTTATCATGTATTTAATTTAAACCCCGTAAAAAATGTGTTTTCAAAACCTGTTGTTAATGACAGGTTACTTCCCTTATCGTGATAAACCTCACAATCAAAATAATCATCTGTATCTGAACTAACAATTGTCATACAGGTTATTGCACCATTATCTCTATGAGGCATTCTACCTCTTACATGTGCAGATCCATTTTTTCTTATTGTGCATCTAAAGTTATCAAAATCATTATTATCATATAAAGCTATTTGAGTGTAAAGAAGGTAAAAACCACTTACTCCTGGAGTAAAGCGATAGTTACTAGTATTAAATTTTCCATCTGGATCGAAGTCGTTTGTAGCACTGTCCGTATCGAATTGAACAACTGTAAAAGTAGTATTAGATATTGTTTGTGAATTTTGATTATGTGCATAAAATATTGGTTTGTTGTCTCCTATAGTTAATCCACTAACTGTTGCACCAGTAACATCTAAGGTTGCACCACTGGGCACATCAAATGTTGCCCCTGAAGGCACTGAGATAGTGTCGCCTGAACTTCCAAGTTCTAATGACGTTCCTGATTGTGGATCTAATTTATCTACAAATAAAGTTCCCATTATATTACCGTCAATGTCCCTTCTACCGTTACGGTGTTAGTAAAGTTTACTGGCCCAGCCAGAAAAGCATTTTGTGTTGATGTTATTGTAACGGTTGATGTTACCGTTGCCAAGTTTAAATACATACCGTTGAATGATGATGAAATAGCTGTGTGGTCTACACTACCAGATGATGGTGTTTGTGATCCAACTGCTTGCCCTATGAATACAACATAAGCTGCATCAGAGCTTTGTAAAACATTTGAACCAGTTGATAGTGTTGTGCCAGTTGCAGAATAATCTACGTCTGGTTTTTGTACAACGTTGTTTACAACAAATCTTATTTCTGACGAATTTGCTACAGGTGCGTTTAATGAAAAACTAGTAGCAGAACCATCCCCAGTGATAGTCTGGGTGGACATGGATTTAAATTGATCTGATGTTGCTGGACCTGTGTAACCCATGATACCTCCTACGTACTTATACTATCTATAAATGATACCCAAACATCAGCTGAACTTGCTGTATCTGATTTAATTTTTAATACATCACCATTTAAGATGTTTACTTTTGAGCCATCTTGTATGAGCTCATAACCTGATCCTTGTGGTATACTTAAGTTTTTAGCAATGTGATAATCATTACCACCACTAGAAATATATACATCAACTTGAATAGTTGCCGCTAAAACGTTTGTCACACGAATACCAATTAGTGCGTCGTCTGAGTTTGATGTTACTAAAGAAACCGCACTTGTCCCTACGTTTCTTGCAAATGCTCTTTCAAAATCTTGTGCCATAGTAAATCCTTATATCAAAGCGCCACGGACATTGCAATTACAAAGCCTTGTGTTACGCCTCCTGTTATTGTTAAAGCACCACTACTAGAGAGTGTTGCATCTCCAGAAACAGCTACTTCTTCATAGCTGGTGCCGTCACCAACTAATATTTTACCAGATGTATTATCTGGCATTTTAAGTTTTGAGTTAAGAGTCAAATCGCCGTTTACACTATTAGACACGTTAACAGCATGGTTACCCATGTATCCATGAGAAGAACATTGATAATACAATATATTTGGTGTGTTAGCATCCACTGCTATTTGAACATAATCTCCTGAACTACCTCCAGATCCACTAGTTGTTACACCTGTTGTGTATGCATTGTTTTTAGCAGCATCTAAATAAAAACGTAAAGGGTGTCCTGAGTTACTATTGTCTGATGTATCGAACTTATAGTAATATTTAGCATTGGGATCAGCACCAGCAAAACGTAAAGCTGGAGCTTCAAGTCCATCTAAAAAGTATGCATTACTACTAGAACTTCCTCCTGCTGGATAAGGATGGTTACTTGTTTTAGAACCTACTTTAACAGTGATTATCTTAGGTGCACTTGACGATCCATACTCTTGTGGAAATGGCAAACCAACTTTAGAGGCTGGCATCGTACAAAATACATCTTTTGTTCCTGCACTAAAATCTACTGCAGCATCACTATTTGAACTATTGATAATGTAAGTTCTAGTAAGTGCGTCACCGTCAGAATCTAGTGTTCCAAAACCAACTTCAAACTCTGCTGAACTTTGATGAGCAATTGCATAGTACGTGGTATTACTACCACCTATACCAGAAGCAAAAGTTTCAAAACCAGCAGTGGCACTACCAAGTGCAAATACACCTGTGCCTTGTGTGGTCGAGGTAACCTTAACTCGATCGTTTAGGATAAAAGCCATTTAGCTTCTCCTATGCAATTCTTATAATAGCGCTACTTGTGTCGGCAGTTGGAAACTGAATAGTAAATGTACCGTTACTTGCAGTAAAGTCACCACCAAACGCTAGTATACAAACAGCGTCAGTAGTTCCTGAACCACCTGCTGTAGTAGTGTTATAAATCATAGCTCCATTAGCTGTGAAACTTGCTGATGTAAATTGAGCGTCTGCAAAGTCAACAAATGCTGTTGAAGCTCCAGATGAACTTGTAACACCGTTGTTTGTTAATGCTTTTCCACCTGCAGTATACGCAGATCCTGAAGTATTAGTTATTTCGTTTGATGTACTATAATCAGTAGTTGATGCACCCAAGGAAGCTGATGAAGTGAACAAAGCTATCTTGAATGTATGACCACTACCAGACGAAAAGTTATGCTTACCTTCTAAAAGTTCCCCTTTAAAGGTATTGCATATTGCTGAGTTAATTGCCATTTTGTATCTCCTTTATGGTTGTTTTGAGTCTAGAGGAAAACGAATTACACCATCATAGTGTTCATCACGTCTTCTTCTGCCTTGTTGTTCAATTTGCAAGCCTTGTAATGCTTGTTGATAGCCTTGTTCATAATATTGAAGCATGTTGTCTGGACCCTTAAGAAACCTAAATGCCTCTACAAGACAGGCATAAAGTAAGACTTTTGGTGCGTTTGTGCTCACCCATGTTGTAGTGTTTGAGCTTGACAACCCGTCTTCTTGCTTGTTCAAAGCTAATTCTATATTATATGCAGAATTTGGTGTAGGCGCAAGGTATATTGTATCTTGATCCCACATTGCATAGTATTTTGGTTGTGCCTCCGTGTTACGATTTGGCCAATATTCATTCATAAAGGTAATGTCTTTTTGATAAAGGTAGTATCTTACTGGATTTGCAGAGTCATATATTTGAGCGGACCTAATAAAAGCCAACTGTCCTAAATTTGCACCAGGTAATGATACAAAGGGCACACCTTGTGTTAGAGTTGCATATTGATAAGATCTAAATATATCTAAGTCAACATCTCTAAATATTCTTTTTTCACCGTGTTCAATAAAATCATTGACAATCGTGTCAGTCAATACTGTGCTATCAGTTTCGGTGTAATCTCTTATTTGTGTAACTAATTCTGAATATGTCGTCATGATAT